ACCACCAGTAATACTGATGGCATCATGAGGTTTAAAAAACCTCTGGGCTCTCAACAGAGCCCCTCATCCTCTTCGGCGAAGAAGAGGATACGGCGTAAGCCCAAGACAAATTTGTCGTTGGACCAAGCCAAGCCGACTGTGGGAGTGCAAAAAACCCCCCCAGCGGTAAAACCGGAGATGTGGATGGAGTTCGGAACGTCCAAAGTGCCTTCAATTGAAGGTTACTACAGGACTCATGAAGGGTTATCCCTCCATGGCCGTCTCCGTCCCCTTCTGAATTATCCTATAGAAGTGTTGGCGAATTGCCGACGCTTCCGGTATTCAGGAGGTTCCATCGAAGGATCGGGGAAAGGTATACTAAATGTACAGCCTCCTCCCCGAACCCCCGGACTCTCAAATCACGAGTTCTATGCCCTTTGGGCAGAGGATCATTTGAAGTACGTAGCGCTTTCGTTACGTACCTCTGGGATGACCCCTCCTGTGCGACGCTATTTGCGAAACAAGGAGGTTCTCGAGTTTATGAGGGCAACATGGGATGCCCTTCTTGTTGGTTACCAACAAGAACGGGCATGGTGTCTAACAAGGTACAAACACTATTCTCCCCTTAACAGCCGTAGGTTGCAAGGGGTTAACAGGTTTCGCAACCAGTTAGTATACCATCCTCTAGAAGCTGCACATCGCCTTAAGGCTTGTGCACAGGCTTGTCGAGCCTGGTACTACGGTGGGCCTAAGCCCACGGGTAGGCTTCTAGTGTTCGAGGAGAAGATGCCTGCTATGTTGGCTTCCTACATAGCTAGGGCACTTCCCCCCGCTCCAAAAGACAAGCAAGGGTTGGAGGATCTGTTGTCAAGATTGACCTCAGAGCCCAACCCGGAGCCTGCCTATTGGAGACCTTTCCTTAAATCGTATGTGTCGAGATGGGGCACGCCTTCGGGCCCCAGAGAACTCTTCACAATGCCGTCCGCTAACGCGGCCTTGGGATTCCCAAGGTCCGTCGGGGGGCATGTGACTGGAGTCCAGCACTTAGTGCTGCTCGGATATGCGATTAAGAAGACTCGCAGCAGAGCAGGGCACCCTACCATTGGTATGGACCCTGACGGCTCTTACCTGGAGCTACTCAGTGACGCCCTCCACCCCTCTTCCAATAAGGGGGGGGTGGACGGGCTAGAGAAGCTCTTCAGACAGCCGTGGGATGAGCTCGAAAAGCAGCTCCCCGGATGCGGCGAGTATCTGCAGGACTATTTGAAGATAGCGGTGGAGTACGTAATGGAAAACATTACGTACGTACCCATTCTCCCAATAGTGGCAGAAGAGAAGGGTTTGAAGACGAGGTTTCCTACCTGTTCATTAACAGCAGTGAACCTTGTTCAACAAATCCTTCGTCGAGTCGCGGACCATGTTATGATTCGAGACCCGAGATTTTCGGAGGCGTTAGGAGGTGACCTCCGGGTGGATATGAGGGGCGAGCAGGGTCCTTGGGATTCCCAGGACGCTACAGCCGCCACTGACTACCATCCGGAGTGGCTAACAAGGGGCTTCTACGAAGAGTTAGCGAATCGCTACTCTTCGCTGGCGCCGTACAGACGTTGGTTTTCCAAGCTGTTTGGCCCCAAGAAGATCCTCACTTGCGACCCGACTCTTTGTGAGCCGGTGTCACTCCTAACACATTATCCGAAGGCCCCATTACTGGACGATAAACACGCCGAGATGTTTCACGGCGTTAAAGTCAAGAAAATGGGGCCGGGCCTGACAGGTTTGGGTCACGCCGAGGACATACTCCTTTATTGGAATGACTGGCTCGACGACCTGAACGGCCTACCGGGTACGATTACAACCACGGGGCAGATGATGGGAGATCCCACTTCTTTCCCCCCCCTTATGTTGGTTACTCTGTGTTCCGCAGAGCAGACACTTGAGGTTTACCCCTACACTCCAAAGGAGCGTAGGAGATGGTATCGTGGTTTGAATCGTACCGATGCTAAGCTGAAGGGAATAGGCGATGACGCCGTACTCCCGCGCTGGACCAGGGCTCGGCGAACTTTGTATTATACAAAGTTGGAAGAGCTTTCCGTGAAAGTTTCATGGAAAAAGTGCTTCTACCATTTGTCAAGGGGTATCATTGCTGAAATCCCCCTTCAAAACGGGTTCGAAGTTCCTTTCTGGCCTACGTCAGTCTTGGTGGCACCTCCTGGAGGAAGCAAGGGTCACGTCACGTGGGTTTCTCAACCCACCGCCTTTGGCGGTGACCCCTCGCGGCCTACTAGGAGGATACCCAAGTTCTTTTGGAAGCTATCCCCGTATTATTATACGTGGATGCTTGCTCAACGACTTGGGTTGCCTTTGGGCGCACCAGAAGCCTACGGTGGGATTGGTCTTACCATCTCACCGAAGAGAGCTTCTCTGCGTCACGTACAGTGGCTGTCCTACCTTTCACAACGTCCTAAAGAGGAGTTGATCATCGGGTTAGGACTTGCCCCCTTAGGCGCGTCTGGCCAGTCCTTATTGGACAAGTCAGCCGCCGACTGGGTCAAGAAGGTCCTTTCCGCAGACTCGCAATGGCGGGCTGAAGGATTGGAACTCCTGTCTAACTGTGCGTTAACCGACTCTGCAGAACGCCGTATATCTCTCAAAGAGGGATATAGGCAATCTGTAAGCCGTGTACGTTCCGTGGAGTTCTATTTTAGAGCTCCCCCCGGATCACTGGACCCGTCTGCCCCCTCTGTGAGGATGGCAAGCCAGCGATTCGGACGGAAAGTGGGTTCGACGTTCGTGCTTGGATCAAACATGAAGTACGAATCCACTATCCGGGACGTGGAGAGGAAAATACAAATTTTCTTTTCCACTTCGGGAGGGTTCCTTCCCGACCCATGGGCTAAGCCCTCGAGCGTCTATGGATTAGAACGTTCGACTGAAGTCAAGATGCGTTGGAAAGCACCTTGGATCCAGGGGTTGGGTTAAGGAACCATAACGAGCTAAGTAACTCGTTAAACTACCAGAGGATCCTTGGTCGTAGGACCAAGGGGTCTGGCAATATCCCAAAGGGTATTGTGTCTTCCTTGCGCTAGTGGCGTTGAGCTTCTGCTCCGCCG